ATGTCCTTAGAAGTTGTGATGGGCCCTATGTTTGCTGGGAAAACCTCCTACGCGCTTAGCCTTGTACGTAAGTATACTGCACAAGGCTTGCGTGTTCTTATTGTGAAACCATCCATTGATTCTCGATTTGATAACCTGGATGAAATCACCACTCATGATGGAGATTCGCTTCCATGTTATACAACTGTTACATTGAATGGTCTGACTGCAGATTTCTTATCTGATTTTTCAGTCATCATTTTAGATGAAGCTCAGTTCTTTCAAGGATTAGTTCCATTTGCAGAATTTGCAGTGGATACACTTCATAAAACCGTCTACTTTATTGGACTCAGTGGAGATTCCAATCGCCGTCCGTTCGGTGAGTTTTTGAATGTCATTCCACTTGCAGACCGTATTACAAATCTTTCTAGTTTGTGTCTTTGCGGCCAATCTGCACATTTCTCACGTCGTATTCGCTCTGGATATGATCAGATAGCCATTGGTGGTGCAGAACTCTATGTTCCTCAATGTAGATTATGTTACCTTCATAAGTAGAAATACTCACGTGGAACTGTTTGAAATAAGTCTGGTTTTCCGGTATTAAAAGCTGCGATGGATTGTTCATCAGGTCCTTCCACTGCAATGGGCCACATGAGTGTATCACGACGACATCCTAGAATCGGATCAAACATCACCCAATCTGTAATGAAATGCGATTCATATGGAATGGAGACATCATCCACTTCAAAGAGTTTACAGAACTTGGCTGCCCATTCTCGTGTAATCATATAGCATTGTGCACCCCATGGATTTGAAAGACCTACGTTACGGATTAAGATATGACCATTTGTATGGTAATGTTCTCCATGAGGAATGTTGATGTACCCAAGTGAAAGAATGTCTGTATTTCCTTCCATCATATATGGAATCAATGCATCTACAACCTCATTGAAGGCTTTGTGAAACCTCACATCATCTTCAATAATGATTCCTAAAGGCTCTCCAGAATCGACTAATGCTTGCATACACCGGATATGTCCGATTGTAGCCGCAAACCCGGTTGGATAGGAGGTTTCACGTGCAAAACAAGTGGCTCCGCGACGTACTACTTCTGGATCGTCTTTAAGTGGAGATTGAATCAAAACAAGATCCAGGTTTAGTGGTGCTGCGGCAGCTTTGAGACGTTCACCGCGACCGGGGTCACAGTTGACCGCATAGATGCGCATTTTAATGAAGGGTCGCCGAGCCTGTAGATAGTTTTTTTCTGGCTGTGCTTTTTTCTTGCCTTGTATCATACAAGCGAAATGGGTGGCGGTCTTCTTCAATTAGTCTCATACGGTGCGCAGGATATCTACATCTCAGGTAACCCCCAGATCACTTTCTGGAAGGTTTTGTTCAAGCGTCACACAAACTTCGCAATGGAGTCCATTGAGGTGACCTTCAACGGCCAGGCTGACTTCAACAAGCGCGTTACAGCCATCATCAACCGTAACGCCGATTTGATGTTCAGAACCTACATCCAAGTGGTTCTCCCAGCGGTCCAGCTCGATGCATCCAACAACACTGCAATCAGTCGATTCCGTTGGTTGAACTACATTGGTCACCGAATGATCAAGTCCGTTGAGCTCGAGATTGGTGGACAGCGCATCGACAGACAGTACGGTGACTGGATGCAAATCTGGACTCAATTGTCCCAAGATTTGGGAACAGTTAAGGCCCTCGATGAGATGATCGGTAACACCCACGACCTTGTCTTGATGAAGGACCGTAGGGGTTATGCATTGGATGTTTCCTGCGCGGGTGCTGAGTTGACCAACTCTTGCGCTCCTCGATCAGGCACACCTGCACGAACCCTCTATATCCCTCTCCAATTCTGGTTCTGCCGAAACCCTGGTCTTGCAATCCCTCTCATTGCCCTCCAGTACCATGAGGTCCGTATCAATGTTGAGTTCGAGCAATGGATTAACTGCTGCTATTATGAGTTCGCAACCGGTAGCAGCTCAGTCCCCACTGCAATCCAGTCCTTGACTGCTGCCTCCCTCTACATTGACTACATCTACCTCGACACTGAAGAGCGACGACGATTCGCCCAACAGACCCACGAGTATTTGATTGAGCAACTCCAGTTCACTGGCGCAGAGTCCATCACCTCCTCCTCCAACAAGATCCAGCTCAACTTCAACCACCCGGTGAAGGAGCTTGTCTGGGTGTGCCAGCGTGATTCCTTCGTCGACTGCTCTCAACCTGCTCCTATATTCATTCAGGAGGTCAACGGATGCCAGCCATTCAACTACACGGATGACTTCAGCACTGAGGGTGTGATCATGGATGTCCTCGCACGAGGTGCATTAGGTGGTGGCGCAGCAGGTTTTGGTATCCCAACAGTAGCCAACGAGGGTCCTTCAGGTCCTTACCTCCCAGGTTTAGGTGTCGCATTCGGTCCTTCACTCCAAGGCTCATCTTGGTTAGATTCTAACCTTGGTGGAGGCGGTAACGACCAGCTCTACCTCTTCGAGGACACAACCAACTACCTTCTCGCCAAGGTTATCCTCGACTCCGGAACGCGATGCTCAGGCAAGACTCCTACTGAAGTCGCCAAGCTCCAACTCAACGGCCAAGACCGATTCACTGAGCGCGAGGGCCGATACTTCAGCTTCGTGCAACCATACCAACACCACAGCCGAACCCCAGCGGCTCCAGGTATCTGCGTGTACTCCTTCGCACTCAAGCCAGAGGAGCACCAGCCTTCAGGCACATGCAACTTCTCCCGTATCGACAAGGCGACCCTTCAGCTCACGGTCTCCGTCAACACAGTTCGTGCTGGCCGCACAGCTCAGGTCCGAGTTTACGCCGTCAACTACAACGTGCTCCGCGTGATGAGCGGCATGGGCGGTCTAGCCTACAGCAACTAAAACTTAAAACTTGAAAAACAAAACATTAAACCACAAATGAGAACGAACATTCGTTCTGATTAGCGGTATAAATAGGTATTTATGTAATAAATGTATTTCTGTTTCGGACCAATGAGTCGTGCAGTAGTAGATGCAACAATTGACTATGTAAATACACATTCAAAACCAATGATACTTATTCCAAGTCGTCGTCAGGTTGATTGGAATGGTGGTTATAGTGGATGGACTACTGAAGAGTTTTCTAACTATGTTCGTAGTCGTACATCGCACATTCGTATTGAGCGCGATCATGGTGGACCTGGTCAGGGAACTTTTGATGATGATGGATTCGAATCGCTCGCTGCCGATTGTAAGTATCTTGATATCATTCATATAGATCCATGGAAGAAGTATCCTCGTTTCGAAGAAGGACTTGAATGGACTGTTAAGATGATTGAGTTCTGTTATAATCGGAACAAATCAATGCGTTATGAGGTTGGTACTGAGCAGGGTATTCGCCCGTTTGAAGTTGATGAACTCAGTCGCTTGATTTCCAGTCTGAAGGAGTTACTGGCTCCGGAGATGTTCGCACAAATTGAGTTCATTGTGATTCAATGTGGTACTCAGCTCATTGAGAAGAGTAACTGTGGTGAATTTGATGATTTGAAACTTTCTAGTATGCTTTCGATGGTCGCATCCTATGGAAAGAAGGCGAAGGAGCACAATGGTGATTGGGTTACGATGGATACAGTTCATCGTAAGATGGCGCTTGGACTAAAGTATATCAATATTGCACCTGAGATGGGAGAGATTGAAACATCTGAGATTCTCAAGAAACTAAGCGATGTAGATCGCGAGACTATGTTTCAAATTTGTCTCAGTTCGGAGAAGTGGAAAAAGTGGGTGACGAATGAATTTATTCCGAACGACAATAAGGAGAAGTTAACTCTTATCTGCGGACACTATGTTTTCGCTTACCCAAGTTTCCAGGCTATTCGTGTTATGTATCCAGATATTGAAGTAAACGTAAAAGAAAGACTTCTCGCTAAAATAACTGAACTTCATATAGGATAGAAATGCAATGAGAATTGCTATTTGTTTCTTCGGACAGATTAGGACCGGTGGAGTGAATGCACTACCTAGCATTCTACGATATATTGGAGACCTTCGTTCTGAATGCGATATATTCGTTCATACATGGGATATTGAGTCACTTGGTACAGGTCATTGTTATCAATTAGCTGAAGGTCCTGGTCCTACTGACGAACGTTGGTTCAAATGTAAATCTGCAAACCGCGAAGCAATTAATCGGTTCTATTCTACTCTTCATCCTAGAGCTATGCAGGTAGAAGAGTTTAACCTTCAAGATACTCTCAATAAATGGGGAGGACGACGATTTGATCCTGTTTCACAGAAGTGGAATGTTGGACTCTGGCGAAGTGTTCAGGAGTCAAATAAGATGAAAATGGAATATGCTACAAAGAATACAATTGAATATGATTACACATTGATCATGCGAACCGATTTCGTATTCAGTCCAGAGAAGAGTCTATCTACTGATCTTACAGAAATACCGGATGATAAGACTTTACTATTTGGTGACTTTTATAACGTGTTTCCTTCATGGGGACACACTCGTTTAGATGTTACGTTCTGGTTAGGGCGAACAAGTGTATTAGATAAATTCGCCTTCTTCTCTGACCATTATTCAAATACTGTAGGTAATATCAATGAACCGTCTGATCCTGCCTATAGAGATTGGCAACTGTATGCAGCAGAATGGGTTACCAGGGACCTTGGATTTTCATTTCGTCCGTTATCAAACAGTACAATGCGAGTGTATTCTCTTATTGATTTAGAGAACAACGTGGATCCTCTTAATCCAGGATTTGGTAATCCACCCGGTACGTTTGGACGAAAACGATAAATTAATTGATGTTTATAATGATATTTAATGGAGGAAAGCTTACACTGTAT